TAGCGCAGAAAGTGTTAGACTTCAGCACATGAAGGCCCCCAAGAAGCAATTACCTGAGAGCAGGAAAAGGCCGGGTAATCCCCGCATCAATGAAGTGAATAAAGCTACTCAGTTTAAGCCTGGGCATTCTGGCAATCCCGGTGGCCGTCCCAAAGGCACATCCATCTCCAAGCTGATGATGACTATCCTCGAAGAGACTGATCCCAAAACCAAGAAGCAAATCGCGGAGAAAGTGGCCCGCAAGATCATTCAACATGCCGAGGACAATGCGAGCTTCACAAATATCTTGCTTGACCGCACAGAAGGAAGAGTGGTAGAAAAGGTCGAGGTCAGCGTACTAGAAAATCTGGCCGATGAAATCGCAGAAGGCCGCAAGCGGGCAGCGGCCAAGGAGAAATGAAAATGTTTCCATCCGATTCAATCCGCAGTTCACATTATGTAAAGCACTCGCAGGGGTCGAAGCACGATTCGGACATCAAGCGCCTGGAGGCTGGTCACAAGCAACACATGGACCTAGGCATGAACACGGAGCCCGAGCATCAGTCGCACAATCCGAATCAATCGAATTACGAGCACAATCATGGTCCGGTGGTTTCACCGACCGTGGGCAGCGAGTCGCCGGCGCTTGATGGTGTCGAGCGCGGGACTGCAAAGCCGCTCTAATACAAGCTCCCCGTAAATTGGAATCTCAATTAGGCGGGACGGCAAGGCGTGGCGGTCAATAGGCTGCCACGCCAACCCGAGTATGACAACTACCATCACTCCCGAAATATCCCCTTCCTTACAACTCATCCGTGACATTGCCAGCTACTCACTCGATCCTCTGGGCTTCGTGTTGTATGCCTTCCCTTGGAATAAGAGAGACCTTGAAGGCCACAAAGGTCCGCGTGAATGGCAGAAGAAAGTTCTGTCCAAAATAGGACAGCACCTTCGCAATCCTAAGACTCGCTTTGTGCCGCTGCGGATCGCTGTGTCTTCTGGCAAGGGTATCGGTAAGACTGCGCTCATTGCAATGCTTGAGAATTGGGCGATGTCTACCTGCGAGGATTGCCGGATCGTGACGATGGCGAATACCGGGACACAGCTCGCCACTAAAACAGCGCCAGAAGTGCAGAAGTGGTTCCGCATGGCGATCAATCGCTACTGGTGGGAGATCACTTCAACGGCGATCTTCTCGAAGCTGCCAGATCGGATAAAGACTTGGCGTGCTGACTTCCTCACTTGGAGCAAGGAGAATCCAGAGGCCAGCGCGGGCCTGCACAATCGTGGCAAGCGAATCATTGTGGTGGTAGATGAGGCCAGCTCGATCCCCAAGCCCATCTGGGATGTCATCGAAGGCTATCTTACGGATGAAGAGACTGAATTGATCGTTGTGGCCTTCGGCAATCCGACTGAGAATGTGGGCGAGTTCCGCGAGTTCTTTGGACGCAAGAAGCATCGTTGGACAACGATGCAGATTGATTCACGCACCGTTGAGGGTACGAACAAAGAGCAGATCGCCAAATGGATTGAGGATGAAGGCGAGGATTCAGACTTCGTGCGCGTATGGGTGAAAGGCGAGTTCCCACGCTTTGGTTCATTCCAATTCATTTCGAGTGAGTCAGTCGAGAAGTGTAGGAAGTGCAAAGCGACCGGCTTTGATAGCTTGCCAAAGATCATGTCTGTGGATGTGGCTCGCTTCGGTGACGATCAGACTGTGATTGCAATTAGGCAAGGGCGATTGTTCCGCATCCTTGAGAAGCAGCGAGGCTGGGATACATTCCAAACCACATCCAAAGTGATCGAGTGGATCGAGATGGAAAAGCCAGATGCAGTGATTGTGGACTCGGATGGTCTGGGCGCTGGGGTATTCGACAATCTGAATCATCGCGGCTTTGGGCGCAACCTATACGAATATCACGGCGGTGAAGCGCCTACTGATTCGAACAAGTATTTCAATAAGCGGGCTGAGTCTTGGGGATTGATGCGCGCGGCGCTGACGGCGGGCATGGAGATTCCCGACGATCCAGAGCTGGCCGATCAATTGACCGGCATTAGGTACAGCTACTCGAACGATCAGAAGATTCAGCTTGAGAAGAAAGAGGCCATGAAACTGCGCGGGCTCATGTCGCCGGATCAAGGAGATGCTTGCGCGATATCGTATTCGGTGGTACTAATGGCTCCATCGCCTGAAGAGAAAGAGTTTGAAGAGCGAGTGGTGGCGATGAGCGGCGTACGAAGATTTGGGAGTGAAACCGGATGGATGCGTTTTTGTGAGGAGGATGAATGCCTTCTGGAATTTTCACTGAAGCACATCGTCGCAAGGTAGCTGAGGCAAATACGCATCATGGGCATTATGTGAATGGTATTAAATCTCCCACTTATCAATCATGGCGCTCGATGCTTCAGCGGTGCCTGAATCCAAATCAAGTGGGATTCTATAAATGGGGCGGGCGTGGAATCCGTGTTTGTATTCGGTGGATCACTTTTGAGTTCTTTTTGGAAGATATGGGTATTCGCCCAATCGGACAAACCTTGGAGCGAATCGACAATGATGGGCATTATGAGCCTGGGAACGTGAAGTGGGCTACGCCATCAGAACAGCAACGCAATCGCTGTGGATGGGGAAAGAGAATTGTAAATGTTTGATTCCGATCCTAATCAACCATTCATTGAGCGACTGCACGGTCCTGCTGCTTTCATCTTCGCCTACAGCCTTATCAGCATTCAGACCAAAGCGCCAATGCAATCCTTCGCCTGGTGCGACACCAAAGCCCACTGGAGTCCTGAAGCTCTCGCGCAGCGCAAGATCAATCGCAAGATTTACTTCGACAAGAAATATCCTGATCGGCCATTCATCGTCACGCCGGGAGACAAAGAATGGCCCAACTGAAGCAGGCTGAAGCCAAGCCCAAAGTGTCAGCCAAGCTTGACAAGGCCATTGTGCTTTATTTCCCTGAAGAAGAATTGGGATCTCATGTTGGGGCGCACTGCGGAGATTGCTGGAAGTTCATCGGATCCGAGGATGGTCCAGGCCAGTGCATCGAAGTCGATGGTGCAATCAATCCGGCTCATGGTGTGTGTGGTCTATATGTGAATGGTCGCGTGTTCGATGGCATCGAGCCCAACTTGCCAGTTCCAGTTGCCAAGATCAGTAAAGAGATTGCAGGCTACATCGAACAAGGTCCAACACATTGCGGTAATTGCGAGTATTATCTTGGTGGCGATGAAATGTCCGGGGCCTGCCGTAAGGTCGAAGGCGTGGTTGAATTTGATGGTTGCTGTAATCACTGGGAATCGAAGGAGGAAGAGAATGGCTGAAATTAGAACGGCACAAGCGAAGGCCAAAGAAGAACCGCGCCATGTTCATGCAATCCGCATCGAGATTGGTAAGGATGGCGGACATGTCGTTCACCACGAGATGCGCGGTGGCAATCCTGAGACTTGGGGTGGTGGCGAGGAAGGCCCGCACATCTTCGGCCACGAGGATGGGGAAAAGCTTCTCGATCACATCAAGAAGCACGCCAAGATTGCCACGAAAGAAGGTGAAGAGGAATCCGGCGAGATGGAGGACGAGAAGGATTCTCCCAAGAAGTCCAACAAGAAGCATGCCGAACGCGAAGAGGCAAAGGATGAAGAAAGCGAAGAGGACACTGAGGAAAACGAAGAGGGCGAGGACGAAGGGGACAAGTAATGCCGACCGAGCACTTTAAATCGAAGGGCGCGTACGATCGGTTTAATGCCTACACTCACATGCACGGCATTCCGACGCACATCAAAACTGCGGTGATTGCGGGCAAAGCTCACAAAGTCAAGCACGGCAAGGGCAAGAAGAATGGCAAATCTATTGGCGAGGCAATGAGAGGAAGGTAATTATGTCAAACGAACTACGCGATCCGCACGATCCAGTAATTCCCGGCGAGCATGTCCATCCGCCTGAAGGTCACGGCGGCGTGTCAATGCCGATTGGTGTAAGCGGCGCTGGCCGCGATTCACATGAGCCAGTGCTGCCAGAAGGAATGCAAGTTGCTGAAGTAGCGCACACCGAAGCCGCGCCAGAGCAAGCGAAGCCGCTTGATGAGCAGCTAAGTGAATGAAATCGTTCAATCCGTCGAAAGAACTGTCCGAGTAGGAGCGGGCAGCGGACGCGGGAATTCATGCCCGCATGGGACTAGAGCATCCCATCTTCCTAAGCCCCTAGCTCGGGGTGCAGAAGTGCGCGGCGGAAAGGAACTCCTACAATGATTCTTTTAATCTTGCTGTTCTTTGCGCAACTGCATCATGGCGTCATCATGCCGAATCCGACGCTGACACCAGGAGAAGTCCGCACAACAAATGTAAACGAA